ATGACCACCGCCTCAACCGCCACCCCCAAGCATGTAAGCGGCACGATCAGGACGCTGGAGTGGGTGCGCGCCGACTTGAGTTGCTGGGGCGAGAACGCTTCGGCTGGCCTGATAAAGTACAATCTCACATGGACCTACCGAGACGACCCGGAAGTGTGGTTCCGCGTGATCAGGTACCCGGACTGCAAGGTGATCTATGAAGGCGGCAACGAAGATGCGGCGTATGCAGCCGCTCAGGCCGATTACGAGGACCGCATCCTCGCCGCGATCCAGGCCGACCCCGAGCCGCAGCCGGTGGCGTGCAAAACGTGCAGCGACTTTGGCCTCCATGAGCACGCCCTCCAACCCTGCCGTGACTGCACCCAGTCCAGCGCGGGCACGGTGAGCGTCGAGGCGGCGGCGCGGGTCAAAATCGCGCTGAACGAAATCCGAGAATTGAACATGACGGCCACCGATGGGGACCGCCACCGATGGGCGAACTCCGATCTGATTGACCAGACTGTAACGGAGGGGCTTGTCGCCCTGCGCGCACTGGCGGGGGAGCGGGGATGAGCAGAGTATATCGCGACACGTTCACGGTCACGCGCAAGCCTGACGGGACATTCGAGGCCAAGCTACACGGCTACCCGTTCTATTACGCGGCCCCGACTGCGGAAGCCTGCATGCGGGAGGCCGGGCGCGCGATGGATCAAATGGCCGCGATGCGAGACAAGTTCGCGGTTGCTGTAGCCTCCGAAAGCCCCCACCCCTGACCCACGCGCCGGGCGGGATCACCGCGTGGGCGGCTTGGGCCTACTTCCACTCGCGAAGGTTCTTGCAATCGGAAGTAGAGGCGAGAGTTCGCGGATCGGGCGGACCGTCGACATAACCCTTGATCTCCTGTGGATCATCCGGCGCGAGAGCCCAAGCGATTGCCGCAACAACCAAGCCTATGATCCCGGCCCCCACGTAAATGGCCAGCGCCTGCCACCAAGCAAGTCCCAAAGCGGTTGCTAGGATTGAGCAAAAGGCACCGACAAGAAAACCTATAAGGACCAATGCCATGCAGATGCTCTGTCCGAGTGATTACAGGGAAGGGGAACATCTTGCTGTTGACGTGACGCGAACTATCCAATGACTTTATGCGTCTGTTAACCATTACGCTGAGTGGTGCAGGCGCGGCAACCACAACCTGAGCATGTACCTGACCAAACGGACAAGTAGCAAGATTCCGCCCCTCGGTATACACCCTAAGCGTGCAATAAGTGGTTCGCGGTTCAAGACGACCGACCGGATGGAGAAACGGTACAACTCCATCCGGTCAGTTTCTTCTTTGTTGGATTCTCGCAGCTTCAGCGCCTCTTTGGCTTGGTGAGAAGCACATCAGATGCCAGCTTCCTGATCATCCCCAGCCCCTCATCCAGCGTGTCGGCTAGGCCGCTCGATGCCGGATGTGTCTGGACCGCCCAGCTCCATTTATCCGGCCCATATGGCATCAGCACCACATGGACGCGCCCGACGACCAGACCGTCGCGCAGGACCACCCGATCCGTGTCACGGTCGCCGTCGGGCCATGTTGCAACGTGGGTCCAGCGGGTCATCGCCACAGCGGTGGCCCCAGCTGCGACAGCGCGCTGATCGGGTTGTCGGTTTTGCGCTGGCCGTTGATGATCAAGCAGGGGATCGTTATCACGATCTCACCGCGCGCCTTGCAGGTCCGGCAGCGCAGAGCGCGCTGAAGGTCGCCGATCCGGGTCGATGTTGTCGCAAGGGTGCGCAGTCGAAAGTCGCCCTGATAGACATAGGTCTTGCCGCAGCCCGTGCAGCGGATCTGCAAGGCCACGCCTTCAGCTATCAGATCTCGAATCGTCACGCCAGCCATGATGAGAACATAAGCGGAACATTGTGGGCGATCTAGAGGGTGCCTTCGCGGGACATAGCAGCTACTGCGAAGTTTCGAACCTATTCCGTCCTTCAGAACCTGGCAGGCGCCAGGTGGACGTCGGCTATTCGAAATGTCAGCTTGTGAAAAATATTGAAGCAGATATCGTCGCTCATTCCAGAGTTCAATGACAAGAAAGGACCGGGAGATGGGAAAGAGCCATTTCCGCAACACGACATTTTTAACCAATCCGTTCCAGAAGAACGCGCAATTTTGTCAATTGAATACAGGCACTGTTCCAAATGCCGGCACTTCCGTCTGGCCGGACAGTAGTTCTTTTGACTTTGAAATCAACAATTCCAATCGCGGCATAATACTCTCTAATCCCATGAGAATATCTGGAACATCAGTCAGTATCGAAAGCTCTGATTTGGACGCCAGCGAGTTGCGGAGAGCCCTTCTCTTTTGGGATGTGATTGCATGGCCGGCATCAAGCGGAATCTACATATGTGGTGGTCCCGATATAGACTTCCTACTGTCCGAAAAGCGCTTGATCAGGCCAAAATTTCATATGAACGGTGATGCTGCGACAGGCCTATCGATGGCTTTCAGCCAAACATTAAAGATCCTTGAGGGGAAGATGCCGGGGCAATGGATTATGTCCAATGGTGAAAGTTCGTTGAGCTTGAGCGGAAAAGACCTTCTCACAGACCGCGGCGTCCTCACAACCTTAAGCAACCTAATACCCATCCCCATGCACGACATGCCGTTGGAGGAAGTGCTGCGGTTCAGAGATGCCAGACTACCCGAGGTTTTGGCTTTACGAAGCGCACTAGACAGACTTTATCAGGACTGGATGAACTCTGAGGATAAAGAGCATCAACTTAAAATGGCAATAAACGATCTAGATATAGCCATCTCAGCTATGATTAAAGTTGCCAGAGAGAGCAAGAACCCCTTCACACTGTCGTCATGGGAAATGAGTTTCAGTTTCTCTGCGATCGATGCCTTTAAAGGATTCTTTGCAGGAAAAATCTTCGGATTAGATACGGCTTCGTCACTCTTGGCGGGCGCCGCTTCAACAATTTCTTTCAGTAAGGGCGTGGGGCTGAAGTCAGCAAAGAGCAACTCTCCTTTTACTTATATTTCGTCAATACATAATAAGCTTTTGTAGCAACTTCGCGCGCGATTGAGCCGCTGTTTTGCCCCGCACAGCGGCTCCACCAAGAAAATAGCAGGCCTCCCCTTTTAGCCAAGCCGTAAGACTACCCGCTTGCGCCGAGAGGCAGGAGGGAAGTCCGGTCCGGCTACAAGCGACAGCATTAGACAAGCTTCAACGTCCCATTGGCCAGCGAGCGTTGTAGCGCCTTCGCCTGATCCCAGGGGAGGTTCAGCCATGCGCCCCACTCATCGGGCGCCGTCAGGATCACCGGCATAGCCTTTGGATGGATCGCACCCACCTCGGCGTTGGGCGGACACGTCAGGAAGGCGAACAGGTCGTCGGTCGTCTCGCCGTCCTTTACCTTGCGGACTGAGGTCCAGCCCTGCGTCTGGATGCCCGCAAAAAAGATCGGTCCATCAGCAACAGGCGCGAACCAGACCGGCTTCTTGTCGCTACCAGGTTCCGAGAAGGCATCGAGCGGCACAAGGCAGCGATGCTCAGGACTGAGCCAGCGCCGCCAGTGTGGGCTGCCGACATTGCGGATGTTGGTCACGCCGCTGTCCCGTCCAGACGCGGGCAGATAGCGCGGCGGTGTCGGCATTCCCCATCGCGCCCGAGCCAGTTCCAAGCCATCGCCGCCGTGGCGGATGATCGGGGCCAACTGGTCAGGATAGACCTTGCCGGGCGCCAGGTTACCTGCGCTTTCCGCGACTTTGAGGCCGTCGAAAAGGTGTCGCATCGCTTCAACAGCGGTGGTCTGGTTGTACAGATTACACATGTTTACAGGCTACGCGCGCAGGTGCCGGTCGTTCAAGCGCAACTAAAGTGCGCTAAGGCAATAGCCTCGCTCGGTGTTCCAGAAACGCGAGGATCTCCTGCGGGTTTGGGTGCAGGAGAGACATGCCTGCTTCCGCTGCCCAGTCAAACAGGGATTCATCATCGAAATTCGAATACGCCATCGTCCAGTCGGCAAAACGACGATGCGTGGCGGGCTCAATGCTCAGGCATTCAACATTCGTGTGGCGGTGGTCGTCTTGGATGGACGCATAGACCGCTTCGACGCTGGCACGCGGCCCCTCCAGCCACTGGAAATATGCACCCGATTCTCGATGCAGAATGCCCGTAATGGCCTCGATCTGGTTTCGAGAGTTCGCGACTTCGAGCATAGCACGCTCTTCCGGGCTGCGCGCGGGCAAGATGCATTTGCTGCGATACAGAAGGCAATATAAGTCATCCATGTGCCGGTGACCCTATCTGGGGCATAGCCGAGCACAATGATTCCTTTGACAGCGACAGCACTTCTGTTCGATTAAGAACGCCGCGGCCGAAATTCGCTTAGGTCCGCTTTGGCCGCCGCAGCAGGTCCAGCAACTCGCGCATCGCCTCATCACTCAGATCCGCACAGGCGTGCGCCTCAGCGAGAGAAATGACAGCCTGATAGGCCTCTAATGGCAGCCAGCCCGCTTTCTCGGCAGACGCGATCAGAGCGACAAACCCGTCCTCCAGCGCCTCCTGCAGATCGAGATCGCGGTCGGGATAGCTGCCAAGGTGTCGAGGTGCGCGCATTCTGGCAGGCTAAACCCGCCGGGGCGATTAGCGCAATCGCCTTTTGCGTGTATTTCGCGGCCATCATTCGCCAAAACCACTACCCGGCCATAAAAAAAACCGCCCTCGGCGCGAACCGAGGGCGGACAATCATTGGTCGGATCGGGCACCAGCTTTGAAGCAGCACCAGAGAAGCATGCAGGCGATGGCGCTGACGCCGAATATAGCCGCCAGCCAGATCATGTTACCCCGCCGCGTTTCTTGGCCCAGAAGCGCCAGCCGACACCCGCAGCCGCCGTTGCGCCGCCGCCCAGCATGAGCGCCACAGCCGTCGCCAGAGCGTCAGCGACGTGTTTGCTGTCGAAGCAGTAATAGCCCAGATCGGCCGTGGACGTGATGATGCCAGCGCCAGCCAGCGCACCACCTCCGATCAGCAGGATGTAGCGGATGACGAGTGCGATTGCTCCCTTGAGCATGTCAGGCTCCTTTCAGGGCGTTGAGACAAAGTTTCTGCTCGGCGGCGCGGCGGTTGGTCAGGCCTTGGATTGCCTTGCCCCCAGCCTTGTTCCAGCGCGGCAGCTGGTTGCAGGCTCCCGGCCAGTCACCCGCGTTCGCCCGCTTGGCCAAGGTCGAGCCGCAGGCCGCGCCGGTGCCCACGTTGTAGGCCCAGCTGATAAGCGCGACCTGCACGCCCTCGGGCTGAAAGACGAGACTTGGAATGCAGGCGTTCAGCGGGAAGCGGTATTCAGACAGCGCCTGAAGCAGCATCTCATTGCATTCGGCGCTGGTGTAGCGGTCGCCAGGCTTTACGCCGCGCGTCTCGCCATAGCAAACCGTCCAGACCGGCGGGCTGGCGATGCGGTCGAGGTAAGCTTCGGCGCGCTCGCCCTCCCATGGCCCGACGAATGCCGCCGTGGCCGCGAGGATCGCCGCCGCGCCAGCCGTTCCCGCTGCCTTCTTGGGCGTCGAGAACAAGGATTTGAGCCACGCCCCAAGCGCAGCAAAGAATGCAGACATGTTTGCTCCATTGGAAAGAGCCCGCCCGAGGCGCTGACCTCGGCGGGTGGGGATCGGTGTTTCGCCTAGCGATTGCTGGGAAAAATGGCGCTGACCGCCTGGAGGGAGATCAGCGCCGCCAGTGCTTCCAGAGGTCGATAGCGTTCTTCGGATCATCGACCGCCAGCAGCAGCCAGCGCATAGCGCCCTCGGCGGTCAGCGTGACGATTGCCGCCGCGACCGGCTCCGGCACGCCCAGGACGGAGGCGGTGTAATCCGTCCCGACCCATGCCGCGCCGACAGCGACGGCAATGGTGGTGATGATCTTCACCGGGCCGAGCTGCGCCGTGGTCTTGATCTTGACGATCAGCGCGATAGCGACCGCAACCCAGAACTCGGGTGAGCGGAAGGAAGATGGATCGGTCATTGCGCCTCCTGCGCGTTGTGCCCGGAGGCGGGTTTGGAGCGCTTCGCCCATCCGACCACAGCGATGCACAGCGCCGACACGGCGGCCGCCATTGCCATAAGGGCGCTTCCAGCAGCGATCTGCCAGACGAACGCCGCGCCCAGCATGACGCCGCACCAGTCAAGCACGCTGTCCCATGCCAGAAGCCGCACGCGGGCCGCCTGCGCCAGCTCGAACGCGGTGTAGATTAGCGCCACCCACCAGCCGACCAGCGGCCAGAGCATCGCCCCGATAGCGAAGTGCGCCAGCAGCACGGCGGCCCAGACGTAGGGATCGCGGTGCGCGTCAGGGGTGAGAAGATAACGGATCATGCCACCACCAGCCCCGGATGCTTTTCCGCAAGACGGCGCCGGATAATGCCGATCGGTCGCGCCATCGCAGCCGATCCATCTGTGACCATCGGAACGATATCTCCGAGCCGTCCGGTGATGCCCGGCGAGGCCTGACCTATACCGATCCGGCTGACCGGGAAATTCGGCCAGGCAGGAGTTGCCACGCTGGCTTTTTGCACGCCGCCAACGAACAGCTTGATCGTCGAAGGCAGGATTTCCAACTCGATCAAATGCAGACCCTCGGCCATGTCAGGCCAAGCGAGGTTTGGCGCGGCAATGTTGCCGGAACCATCGTTGCGCTGTAGCAGGATCGCCTTTGTCAGACTATCGAAGCGGGCATTAGTATTGCCGACATTCCCGGCCACGATGTTGCCGAGGAAATATGTGATGCGGACAGGAAAGGTCAGGTTCGCAACAATGAAGCAGCGCGTTCCCATCAGATCCGGCGCGCCGGGAACGTTCAGGAAGTTCGCCCCAGTCAAGGCGAACATGCCACCACTGATCCTGATAGCTTCAGTTCCAGCAGGAGCGGCACCATAGGCTGCCCCGGCAGCACCAAGGTTCGGAACCGATGTGACTTCGCCAGATCCATTCACCCCAGCTTTGGCCGGGTCATAATGCGTCGGCACAAGTCCGGCTCCGAGGCCGTAAAGCGTTGAGATCGGGCGCAGCCAGCGCCGCCCCCCGGCCCAAAGCGCATCGACCTCCGAACCGGCCCAGATGCGATGGGCAGACATATCCAAGAGGCCCGCCATCACGCGCCCGCTGGCTTATAGGTGATGATGTCGTTGGGGTGCTGCGCGACGGCGGCCTGCGCGGCGGCGAAATCGGTGTAGCTGCGCACCGTCGCCGACGTTCCGGGTGCTCCAGGGTCGCCTTTCTCACCTTTCGCTCCCTGAAGGCCGCGCTCTCCCTGCAAGCCGGGGTCTCCAGGGTCGCCTTTCTCACCAGACAACCCACGCTCGCCGGGATCGCCCTTGAGCCCTTGCAGGCCGCGCTCGCCGGGATCGCCCTTTTCGCCCGGCATGCCCTGCGCGCCATCGTCACCGCGCGGAATGCTCAGCACCCCGCCCTCATAGGTCACGTCCGAGCCCGGCGCGCCGGTGGCCAGCGTCACGGTCGACATGTCGAGCGCGCCCGCAGGTCCGCGAAACCCGATGGTCGTTTTCACGATCTGCATCAGCAGCCCCCTTCGATGTTGAGAAAGATCGAACCGGGCGGCTGCGGGCCGTCCTGATCGATGTAGTAGAAGCTGGCCGGGTAGAGCCGGGGCGGCAGGTCGAGGGTCGAGAGATCAACTTCGAAGCCCTCCGCGACCTGCACCCCGTGCCGCACGATGCACTGTCCGGCGGCGGCAATCCGCAGCTCCATGCTCAGCCCGGTCAGGTCCGGCATCGTGCCGTCGACCTGCTCCGGCGCAAAGACCAGTCGCCCGACCGTGCCGAGGCGGTATTTGATGGTGGTCATGGTGTATGGCTCCAGCGCATAAAAAATCCCGCCTTAGGCGGGGCGGTATCCCTGTCTTTCAGGGTCAATGAAGCATTGGACTATGTCAGGCTGAACGTGTGCTTTACGTCATTCACCCCGGTCCCGATCTGGAACGCATTTGCTGTTGGGCTGTAGCGAATCCAGCACCCCGTTGCGCCAGCCCCAGATAGGCTGACCTTGGTGTTGGCAGGAAGCGCCAGCGAGGCAACATCGAACGCGCCCTCGATCACCTGTCCAAATGAGCCAGAGCCGCGCACATAGATTTGCGTGTCAGGCCCGATATCCGAGCTGTTGATGACCACGTAATCGGTGCTGGCGTTCCAACTCATTTCGGTTGAAGCATGCGTCATGCTCACGCCTTCCAGAACACAGCGCATATTGGGGGCGGTCGCGCCGATGTGTATCTTGTCGCGTCCAGCGTTGGGCGTGTAGGCCGCGTTGTCCCGGAACGTCACCCCGGTCAGGACAACCGAGCCGTAGCCCGCCGAGGCGTGCTGACCGACTGTGACGAAATGATCGGGACGGCCCAGGGTGCCAAAGAAATTCCAGCCTTGCAGGTCGAGCGTCCAGCGTTCCGCCGAAGTGCCGTCCGTATAGGCATAGACGACACCTGTTCCAGCATTGCCGGTAATGGTGCGCCCGCAATCCTCAGACGATCCGCGCATGCGAAGGGTGCCAGCCGGGTTGATAAACCACACGCCGCCGCGTGACGTATTGTGGACCCCGCCGCCAGCAACATCCACATCCCCGCACCGTTCGACGTGCATATCGAGCGTGATGCCGCGAATGGTGTCAGCGATCATGCCGTAGCGTTTGCACATGCCGAGGTCGCCCGAGAAGTGGTTTTCGTTGCAGCCCGAAACACCCCAATCGCCGCCGAAGTGTCCCTCTTTGCGTAGATACACGCCGATGTTGCAGTATTCGGCGCGGGTGTGGAATTTGCTGATGAGGACGGCCTCGCAATCAAGACCGACATTCAGGTTGCGGAACTGCACGTTGAAGTCGGAGCGGGCGATGCCAGTGAGGCGCATACCTGTGCCAACACCCGCCGTCGCCGCCTCCATTCGGAACCCGAAGCATTCCACGCCAGAAGCAAACGACCCGGTCGGACCTTCGAGATAAATGCCGGCCTCTGCGTGGCCCACCACAACCGTAGTGTTTCCGCACACAGACCCGACGATTGCGAATGCCCGGCCAAGCGCACCACCCGCGTTCAGCTTACGGTGGACGGTGCCATTCAAGAGGATGCGGCCACGGGGCAGAACAACAGTGCCGCCCTGAGGCCCAGGAGCGCGATTAACGGCCTGCTGGAATGCTGCCGTGCAATCGACCGCGCCAGTGGTATCCACGCCCCACGCGGCCAGCAGGATCAGACCGTCAGCGCTCGGCAGGACACGAAGCATGACCCCGCCTGCGGTTGCCAGGTCCGGGTCGCTCGATACGACCTGATAGCTGAATTTTTCAGCGCGAGTAGCAAACACAGTCCCCGTTGGGTATCCGGTGCCAGTGTGGGCAAGCAGCTCAGGGAGGCTCGCCGCATAAAAGGTTGCACCGTAAATATCCGCAACCGCGTCGAGGGCCGCTTCTACCGCATCCGTTGCGGCTTGAGCCGCCCCCCAAATCCCGCCCAATGCTTCGCGGATGTCGCCTTTCGACGGATGATGCGTCCCAGAGCGCGGGTCACCGACCGGTAGCGGATGGCCGACAGGTTGGCCGGGAAGGCCATCGCCGGTGTAGCGCACAAAGTCGCGGAACACCTCGTTGACGGTTTTCGGCATGTTTACCTCACAGGAAAGACCCGCCTGAAGCGGGGTCGTCATTCAGATTGTCGGGAGGATCAGAGGGCGACTGAAACAGGCCCGGCATAGCCGGACGGGACGCGGGACTCGTTAAGGGCGCGGACCCAGTAATACCGTGACCCCGTGCCCGACACCGGCGTGGTGGTGTTGGAGGGCTGACCCGCAACGCCGTTGACTTCCTTCAGCAGCGTGGCGCCGGCCAGATTATTTGCCGTGTTGTGCCAGATCTGCACGCGGGCAAAGTTCATGATGGGATTGACCCAGTCCAGATACACTGTCGATCCGGTCAGCATGGCGCTGAAGTTCGTGGGCGCGGCAGGTGCTGAGGGGTTCGCGACCACGGCGACCGAACCGGCCTTGACCCATGTCGTATAGCGCCGCCATTGCAGGCGCACGGTATAGGTCACGCCGTCGTCCAGGATGCCCGTTTCCGCGCGCAGCCGCCCGCCTGGCATCTCAACCCATGCGGGCTGCGGATCGGGCCAAGGCCCGGTTGCCGAGATGCCGCCTCGGGCCACCTGTGCGCGCAGATGCAGATCCTCGCGCCCCGGATTAGCCACGGTCACCACCAGTTTCGCACCCTTCACGTCGCCCGACACCATGACCGCCTCCTGCGTCAGGCTGATGCCGGTGATCGGCGGCGCGTCCCGGTCGGGCAGCAGGATCTCATCGATGCCCGGCGGAAGCGGTTTTTCTTCTGCCACCGTCCAGCCGTAGGGATTGGCGATGCTGGCAATACCGATCTCGCAAAACCCATCCGGCACGCTGAACACATGGGAGGTCACCTCGAACACGCCGTGGAGGCCGAATTCCTCGGCCACGATGCGGATGGTGTGAATGCCGTCCCCCTTCGGAAATCGCGCCTTCATACCCACCAGATTGGTGCGGATCGTCCCGATCTGCGCGCGGCGGTCCTTTGCGGCCTTGATCTTGATCAGCCGCTGCATCTGCCCTGAGCTGGGGCACATCTCGATATCGACCTGCTCGACCCGCTCGGGCTGGGTCAGCAACGCCACCTCATCGCGCCATTCCGCGACCTCGGTAGGCTGGTAGGCATGGGCCGGGCTGACAAAGCTGCCCTTCAGCACGTTATAATCCGTGAACGGGTCAAAGCCGTCCTGCATCTCGATATGCAGGATGTCGTCCGCCGTGATCGTCACGTCAGGCTCTGACCACGCCCCGCCGAGAATGCCGATCTTGCCCTCTGCCGTCTCATAGATCTGGCCGTCGCAGGCCATCAGCATCCGGCCCGTCACCTCCTTCAGCGGCTCATCCAGCGAGTAATAGCCGCAGACCCGATAGCGCGGCTCGGTCCCGCCAGCAGACAGCGGCACAGCCTAATTGCAACGGTTGACGAAGCTTTGCCACGACGCGGTATCCAGCCGCGCCAGCGCGATGCCCCAGCCGTCCCGATGCGTCATCAGATCGCGGATGCAGAGGCCCGCGTTCTCGGAGTAGATGCTGGCTCCGGCCATGTTCTGCACGCGGACGCCGCGATATTCGACCTGCAGGACCGTGCTGGGGCCCTTGGGAAACTCCTTGATGAAATCCTCATCCGAGGGATCGCCAAACACCGCATAGAATGTCGCCTGCCCCTGCAGCCGGTGCGCCGTCGTCCACAGCGTCGGAAATGACTGGTGCAAATCCTGCCAATCGCGCGCCAATCCAGGAACACTCGGATCGAACGCGCCGCGATAGTCCCCGCCCGCGCCGGAGCCGTTCTTGAAGAACAGGGCGTGATAGCGCTTTCCCGTCACCCGGCCGCCGCCATCGACGCTGGCCCCATGCCCGTCCGTGGTGACCTTCTCACCGTCGATCCAAAACCGGATCAGGCCATCTACCTCGCCGTGGTTGAACACGACCAGCTGATGCAGCCTGCCGTCCTTTGCCTCGAAGAACACGCGCAGGCCGCCCGCCAGGTTGCGGCCATAGGAGCGGATGCGCGCCCGGTCGGTCTCGGTCATGGTGGCCATGACCTGCGCGCGGGGCAGAGAACGCCGCGTCAGTGCCATCGAGCCGAGCGACCACAGCGCCGCGCGGCCGGTGGCAATGATGGCTGCCGAGACTGCAGGCGACAGGCCCGCAATCGTGACAGCGCCCCACCCTGCCCCGGCTGGCAGCATGGCAATGATAGCGGTGAAAATCATGCCTTGATCCAAGCCCTTTCAGCCAAGCGATACCCGAGACGGGACAGGTCCGGGCCCGAGGCGCCGGTCGACAGCTGGATCAGCCGCGCACCGCGCGCGACCGCCCAATTCTCAAAGGTGCGCAGCAGCGCGAGCCCCGAGCGGTCGCGAGCGAACCAGCCCTGTTCACAGGCAATCGGCTCGGGATTGATGACAGTGGCGCGCAGCGCGCCCGCGATGAAGCCGCCGGGGCTGACCCAGACGGCGCCGTCGGGATCCGCGATCAATCCGGCGACCGTGCGCGCTGTCCATGTGCGATCGACCGTGATCGGCCCATCGACCGCCGCCCGCAGGTCCTCGATCATGTCGACGATGCGCAGCACATCGCCCATATCGGCCAGCCGGATCACCGCCACCTGGTCTCGTACCCCTGTGTGTAGAGCGGCAGACGCTCAAAGCCTCGGTCCGCCCCATAGCGCGCCCGTTGGTCAGCATCGGTCCAGCGACCACGCGGCGGCGCGTTGCGGCGGTAGAACAGACCCTCGGCCTCAATGGTGAGCGTGCGTTGATCCGGGCCGCTTGCCGACCATGGCATGCGCTGCATGGTCCCGGAATAGAGCGCCATCGGCGACCCCAAGGGCAGATGACCGGCCAACAGCTGCAGATAGACCGTGACAGCCCGGTCCCGCACGCGGTCCTTGGCGTTCAGCGCCAAAGCCAGCATCTCGGGCGTTGCCGCGACAGTGAAGGTCACCTGCTCTGCCGACACCTGATAGGTCGAATTGATCTGGCTAACGCCGATCAGATCGCCCAGCCCCTGCCAGCGGAAGCCACCCGCGTCCAGGTCACCGAAACCGGACCACCAGCGCTGTGGTGAATCCTTGAAATCCATATGCACCAGCACCGCCTGACCGATCTCGCCCCGGCGCAGTTGCTCATCGGGGACGGCCAGCAGATCCTCACGCGCGCCCATCAGATCGCCTCGACGAAATTGACGCTGACGACCGGCAGCACATCAAGCGACTGGTCAAACAGCCCCTCGTCCTCGCTGGCGAACCGCATGCGGCAGACCGGGCGGCCAAGCTCCAGCCGTTGGCCGAGAAAGACCGCTTCACGCAAAGGCGGCTGGAACATGATCCGATGCACCCCGGCAGACGGCTGCCAGTGCGCCTGCACGCGGTAGAGCCGTTCGCCGATGGAAAAGAACTGACCCGGGCGCAGACCGGTCGAATTGGTCAGCGTCACATCCATCTGCGTGGCGCGCAGTGCTGCCGGGGCCGCGACGTTCATGTGGGCAACCACCGTATTGTTGAACCCGAAGTGCTCCCATGTCTGCGCATCCGCCAGATTGGCGGTGGTGCAGAACGCCAGATTGTGCCCATCGCGGTCGAGCGGGCGATAGCGCGAGCGCACCGGAACCAGCGTTGTCCCGATACGGCCTTCCATCTGCGCCAGAAAGGCTTGCCATTGCAGCACTATAGCCTCGCCCTTGATCGCAAAGCTCATGGTGGCAGTCCAGCGGCCGCGCGGAACCGGGACAACCGTCTCGGCCCCGCTGATGGACTGCTGCGGCTCCAGAGACTGGCCGGTCAGGTTGAACGTCACCGATTGCCACATGGCACGGTGCGGAAATGTCACCTGCATCAGCGCACCCTCCGCTGATAGTCGTCCATGGTAGCTGGAACCTGTGACAGGATCTGACGCCCGGCTGCCGCGATCTTGCGATCAAGCTCCCGATCTCCGGTGGTGCCGCGCAGGTCGATGGTCATATTCATGTTGTTGCCTCCACCAGACATGCTTTGCCCGCGCGTGTGATCCAAGACTGTCTCATTCGGGTGCAGGATGGCCGGGAACCCGCCCTTGCCGTCGATGCCGCCTGACCGGGAACCACGACCTGTGAATCCGCCGCCGTCAAAGCTGGGGGTCGCCGCCTTGGTTCCGCCGAAAGCGGAGGAGAGGAGCTTGCCCCAGAACCCGCCGCCGCCAGCGCCACCGAAAGCCGACATCAGTGCTTGCTGAATCCCGGCATTCAGGATGTTCGCCGCGATCTGTCGGAAGATCCCTGCCATACTGTCGCGCAGGCTCTCGCCCTGCAGGATGGCATTGCTGAAGGCATTCGCGATCCCGTCAATGGCCTGATCGAATTGATCTTGAGCGAGCTGGCCCTGCTCCAGTTCAGAGGTCAGCCGACCAACTGCCTCTGCCTGCGAACGGATCCTGGCGCTGAGTTCATCGTTGATCGGGATGCCGCGCCTTTTGGCTTCATCCAGCATCGCCCATTCAGCGCGCAGCTTGGCCGTCTCAAGAGTGCCTTTGCCCAGCAGATCGATCTGGCGCTGAAGGTCGGCCAGCTGTTTTTCGGCGTTATCGAAAAGTCCCGGTTCTTCGCGCATCGCCGCGCCGCCGCCACCGCCTCGCTTGCGACCGCCACCCCCGCCAGAACCGCCTGCTGACGCAATGGCTTTCAGCTTGGTCTGCGTTTCTTCCTCGATCCGGGCGATGTCTTTCGCGCCTTGGACATAGACCTCTCGCCGCGCATTCACATCCTCTTGCGCTGCCTTTGTGAGCGGTCCTTGCATGCCGCCGCTGGCCGCATCAAAGGTGCTGTCGAAATCCACTCCTGCCAGCGCGCCCGCCTTGCCGACGTTGTCACCGGCAAATTCCTTGGCGATCTCTGCACGACGCATGGCCTGTGCCTGACGCCCCTCCAGTGAGGCAACCGCCGCCATCGCACTGGTGAGCGCGGAAACGAGCGCGGAAGCACCAGCGATGGCATTGGAGAAGTCGATCCCCGCCACGTTGGCGGCGATACGGCTAGCCGCGTCCCCTGCCTCTTCCATGCTGATGGACAGCTGTTCCGAACTTTTGGCCAGCTCGTAGCTTTTCGCGGCGGCTTCGGTCGCCGCCTGCGCCATATTGCGCTGCTCCTTTGTGGCCTCGCCCGACCTTTGAACAGAGTCATAGAGAAGCCGAGATATCTGATCCATCAGCCTCGCTTTTTCCGCAACATTCTGCGTCGACTGCGCATCCGTCATGAGGCGGGTGAATTCTCTGGCTTCATCTACTGCCAGACCGAACTGTTCCTTCATCTGGATGGCGATGTTCTCTTCGGTGCCCGGAGAAACCATTCCGAACTGCTGCAACTCACTATCGAGGATGTTCAAATACGATTGGATGTCATTGAAGTTTTTGGACAACGACACGATAGCGCCATCCACGGCAGCAACCGCATCGATGTATTGCAGGCGCGCCATGCGGTCGAAAAGACCCTGCGCAGCAGCAGTTGCCGTGCCGAATTTGGCCGCGAGATCCTGCGCAGAGGCTCCCGAGTCACTTGCCGCAGCATTATAAGCACTCACCGCTTTCTCAAGCTCATCGAGGTTGGTTTGAAGCTCCTTCGCCGCATCCCCTGTCGACATGAACGATGCCGCCAAGGGCACGCCGACCGCCACGACCGCGCCGATGACAGCGCCTAGTGCGCCAAGGCCACCCAGAAGCTGTGGTAGCTGCTGCCCGAGTGCCGTCGATGCTGCCGTGCCAGCCGCAACCTGGACGGCAAAGTCCTGGATCTGAAACGACACGTTCTGGATCTGGCCGCGCATGCTTCCTGCACTGCGCCCTACCCTTTCTGTCGCGTCATCCAAGCCCTTGAACTTTGCAGCGGCCTGCACCACGGCAGCGGTGTATTGCTGTTGTGAAATCGCTCCCACGTCCAGCGCGCGGTCGAGCCGCTTGACCTGATCCTCGTATTTCTTCGCAGCAGCATAAACCGGATCATAGGCCTTCTTCAGCTTGTCGAGTTCCCGCATATGTGCGGCGACCGCCTGCGTATCGGTGACCTTCCCCTGCGCATCGACAAATGCCTTTTGTGCATCCTCTCCGGCCTTACGGAACTTCGCGACAACCTGATTGACCTCGCGCACCAAGCGCGCATCGGAAAACCCGGCTTCTATGACAAGATCAGGTTCGGCCATTACTCAACCTCAATGCCTAGTTCTCGCATGCGTTCGATGCTCATTTTTCGGGGGGCGTTCTGGGACGGTCCCGCGCCATTCGCGCGGGCATATCCGTCGAGGCAGGCCATGAACTGCCAGCGGGACATCCGGCCCACCTGTTCCGGGTCAAAGCCCATGGCCCCGCCTATGGCGTAGAAGGTGCTGAACCGCCACTTTCCGTTTGGTTGGGGGCTGCCGGTGTCGGCTCCGGCTCCGACTCCCCCACCTGGTCGTCGGGGGGGCCGTAAAGAGCTGCGGCAAGAATCTGCATCGCAGGGACTTTGAACTGGACGTAAGGGCCGTATTCAAACAGTCCGCCTACGACTTTCAGCGCCGCAACGTGCTGCATCCCGCCACCGATCAGGCCGAAGCGGATGATCTCGCGCAGATGGGCAACATTCCACTCTCCGGTTTGCAGCCTCATCAGCAGAAGTTCAGGACCGAAGTCTGTTTTGGCTTGCAGCCCCTCCAGCTCACCGATGCGAAGGCGGCATGGGTATTCCACGCCGCCGATCGTGACGATAGTCGGCTCCATCGTCAGGCCGCCTCAGTGATTTCGACACCACCATCGAAGCGAAGGTTGAGGGTGTAGGCGATACTGTCGCCCTCAAGGTTGCCAAGCGCGGTGATGTTCAGGCTCGGCAGCTTGGCGAGGCCATCGATATATTCGATTTCCCCGGTTGCAGCGCCGACAAGATGGAACCGCATCGGCAATTGCCGTTGGTCGAGCACGGCGCGGATCAGTTGGTCGCGCCCGGCCCGTGTCAGGGTTGCGTTGACCGTGGCCGACACGTTTTGCGCGCCGTACGCGGTCGAGGTCACGACAGGTATGGACCAATCGTCACAATCCCCGACCTTGGTCTCTTTCATCTCGTTATCGATCGTGAGGTCGATGCTGGTTGCACCACACCAAGGGACATGTGCCAAGGGAAGCGCCGGGTCCCATGCCACCATTACAAGAATGTCCCCACGATACTGAAGCTCGGGAACTGCCATCAGGAATCCTCTCTGGTAATCTGGACGGGCTTTGCTTTGACGAACCGAGTAGCCGCGCCCGCTGCAACGGCCAGATCGATCACCCACGTGGGGAGTGATTGCGGATCGGGCGACGGGTCGATCCTCATGGACACGCCGCGCCGGATATCGGTCGCATCGAAGCGCCGATGAAATATTGCCTTAGCCATTGCCGAGTTCTTCCTTCACAGCCGCCTTGACGGCGTTGCGGATGCGCTTGCGAAAGCCTGCCTTTGACTTCTTCCAGACCGGGAAGAAGAACGGGTTGGCGGCCATCTTCTGCGTGCCAAACTCGTGGTATCGCGCATAATACGCTTCCCTCGATCCGGCGTAGATCTTGATACGCAGTGTCCCGTATTGCTCACCCTTGTTCCGACCGCTGCGGACCTCGGCAATTGTGAAACTGCCCGCCGGAACTTCGCCCCATGTCCAGCCGATGCTTTCGCTGAGCCGGAGCGTCTCGCCCTTGGGGGCCGCCGTCCGCATTTGCTCAACGATCTTGGTTGCCTCTTCCTCCATCGCCTGAGCAGCCGCTTCAACAGCCACAGCTGGGATTTGCTTGAGCTTCGCGATGATCCGTGGGCTTAATTGCGCCATTCGAACCCCTTGGAGTGGATGATGAATTACAGGCAGAGATTTACGACGATCGGCTGGATTGGAGCCGCGCTATTCCTTCTGGGACCGATGGTATTCGCTTGGGTTTTGACCGAATATCTCACGGCTGCGGCAAGTTATTCCCGTCCAGATGAGGCTTGGGTTTACCTCAGCGCAATGCTCGCTCCTCTTGGTGCCCTTCTCGCGCTGATCGGACGCGAATACTATGATGCCACCGCAGAGGTGGCTCGCGCGCGCGCCACACGCGAAGCGCAAACGCGCAACATCAGATAGAAGCGGCTTCTGCCATGACCTCGACCTGAACGACCCCATGCACGCAGCCGCTGGGGTCGTCCATCACGCGCACCATCGTCACGCGCGCCGGATGCGCGGTCAGGGCGCCCTGATCCATCCAGCCGTTGAGCGCGGTGGCAACATCGTCCACCACGTCCTCGGCATTGCCCTTGCCCGCAGCAGCGCCGCCGCTGCACCACACATCGACCTGCAGCGTGATCGTGCGGCCCTCGACGCATTCCACGCTGGCGTCCGTCCAGTAACTGGGGCCGAGCGTGACATAGGGATAGGCATCGGTCTCGGTCGCTTTGTCATAGACGCGCTCGCCGAGGTCCGGCACCTGCGCAATCAGGCGATCCATCACCGCGCGCCGCAGCGCCCTACCGGCCCTCATAAATAACCCTTCCAGAATCAGGCTGGCGACAGCTAGCGTTGATGGAAAGGGAGCGAGAAATGTCAGACAACATCAACGTCACCTTCAAGTGCCTCTCCTGCGGAACCGACCCGATTTCCCTCACAACTGACGACGATGTGGCCACCGATGACAGCCTTGTTCGCTGCAAGAGTTGCGGACAGGAATTCGGGCGATATGGCGACGTTAAAGCCAAGGCGAAGGAGATCGCCGCTGAAAAGCTCAGAGGAATGGTCAGGGACACGTTCAAGAACATCAAGAGGAAGTTCAAAGGATAGACTGGCAATATCGGTCATTGGACGCCCCTTCGGTTGCTTGTTCACCGGCCCTCATTGCCACCGCCCTCGATCAGCATTTCCAGATAGGCCCGATCCTGCGTCTCGCGCGGATCTTCCTTGGCAGCATAGATACGCCCGCCAATCACGACGCGCCATTCAGACGTGACCTCGCGCGCCTGCGATGATGTCCGGAACGTCACGATGGCCGGTGCCTTCGACTGCATCCGCGCCGCCATAACGCTTTCACCACCGCGCATCGGCTTCAGGTTGACCCAGGCCTCGAACACGGTGGGGTATGACGTAATCGGGTTGCCGTCAGCATCACGGCTTTTCATCGGGCGCTGGAACGCGGCGCGCTTGGTCAGATCTCCCGCTCTCATCCGATCCACCTGCGATGCGGGGCCAGCAGCGCCTCATAGGCCTTGGTGGGCTTCCAGTCCTCGGCCTCGCGCTCGCGATCCTGATACATCGAGCCGATGTGCATCAGGATCGCCGCCCGTATCGATGACGGGACGCCAGCTTCATACCCTGCCCGAAACCTTACGGTCGTTTCGCCCGCGACCGTCACGGGTGCCTCCTACGAAATAACCGGGACCAGCGGCAGTTCCCCGGCCTTGTCGCCGCAGAACACCACTTCCCAGTCCTGCGGTGACAAGGCGCGGCCCAGAACGCCATCAGCCCCATCGAGATAGCTCACCGCCGCGTCGATCAGCCCCTGAATGAGAATGTCCTCATCGTCGCCGTCAACGCGAAGATGCAGCTTTGCATCACCCAGCGACACGATCTCGGCAGTCGGCGGAGAAATCAGCTTGAGGCTGCGGTACATCAGCCAGCCTTGTTGCGCGGGGCCTTGATGGCCTTGTTGTCGACCGGTCGCTCGGCCTTCTCCGCGCGGATGGTCAGCACGCCGGCATCAACCAGGTGCTTTACATCCGAGGGATCGGCCTCGCGCTCATCGCCAGGCAGATACATCCGGTCGCCCAAATGCTGGCGGGTCACGTCATAGGTCTGTTTCATGGTTGCCTCCTGTCGGCTTGCAGAGAGGGCCGCCGCAGCAGCCCTCCTTCGAAAGGCGATTACGGGCCGCCGACCGCCAGAGCGCCGGTCACGAATGCCTCGGGGCGATAGACCGCCAGCGCAAGCCGCTCTTCCGCGAGGATCGTGATCAGGTTCTTGACGAAATCATCGTCAACATAGGCGGCTTCGACGCGGGCCTCCCAGCGATCGAACAGCTGCGCGCCCATCTTGAACGCACCGGTCAGGAACCGGCCAGCAGCCATCGCTTGTGTGGTGACCACCGGCAGGGCCCAAAGGGTCGGTGCGGTCGTGCCCTGCGGGTTGCCGATGATGTAACGACCCTGCGTGTCCTTGAGCAATTCGATGTTGGTCCAGTCGATCGGGTTCAGGACATGGCCGGTGGCCGGGAACTCGGCCAGCGCCGCCTGCAACATCGCCAGGCGCAGCACGTCAAGCGCGGTCGCCGCAGCAGCCGCACCTGCTGGCGCAGCATAGGCCGTGGCCTGAGGAATGATGCCGAGCAGGTTCTGGCCTGTTCCGTCCCCGTTCAGCAGCTGCTGTTCCTCGACGTAGCCAAGCCCGTACATCAGACGCAGGTCGATGATCGAGCGTAGCTGCGAGAAGTCGCTCAGGATTTGGCGCGATGCCTTCATCCAGTGCGCGATGACCTTGGCCGAGGTCGAGACCAGTTCGAACTGGAGGTCCGAGCTTGGCTTCGGCGCGCTCTCCGCGACGGGGGCGGCGTTGTTCACAAAGCCCTTTTCACGGACGTATTCCAGCGTGGACCCATCCATGCGGCCGGGCGTGATCAGGTCACGCACGGTCAGGCGTCGCTGGGGCAGTTCGACAATACCCGCGAGGCGGGTCGTCTCCACACCAGCACCGGCCGAGCCCGCTGCGTTGGTCGTCGCCGAGGTGATGGTCGCCTTGGCGTGCATATCGACGCCACCGCGCCGCGCACCGCTTTCCGCGAAGGCTTTGACGCGCTCATCCTCGATGAAACGCTCACCGAAGGACTTTTCTGTGACGTGATCGCCCGGACCACCGGCGCGCGACAGCTTCTGCTCCATGGCCGACAGCTGCTCTCCAAGCTCATTCATCTTGGTGAGCGCTTCATCCGCATCACGCTTGACCTCTGCGGCAATCTCTTCGCCGCGCTCAGCCTTGCCGAGGGCATCTTGGGCAATGCCTTTGACCGCATCGAGCGATTTGTCGAATGCAGCTTTGGTTTCGGCGGCCAGCTCGGCAACCGATTTGGTTTGTTCCGACATTGGGAACCCTTTCTTATGTGAGGTTCAGGGCGCGGAAGAACTCCGTCGCCTCTTTCGCCGCTTCGGCAGGTTCCCCCTGCCCCTTCAGGCACAAGCGCGCGGCGCGCTCTGCCTGCGAGTTCGAAAAGCCCAAGGCCCCCTTGAGCATCAGCTCGAACTCACGTTCTGTCAGCCGATCCCCGGCTTTCAGACGATCCACGATTTCCTGCGCAGCCTTCGCCGCCTTCACATTGGCCACGGTCGCATTTTCGTTGGCGCCGATGGAGACGATGCTGACCTCGTAGAGATCGAGCTTTTCCAGCGTCCAGACCCCGGTGTCATTGTCGACCGAGTATTCCCGGATTCGATAGCCGATCGACAGGCCGTCGATGTCGCCGTTCTTCAGCAGCGCATAGGCCTCGCGGCCCCGCTGCACGTCCATGTTCAGCTTGCCGCGTAGCAGCAGGCCCTTGCTGTCCTCTTCGGCTGCCAGCCACTTCCCGATCGGCTCGCGGGCATCGTGCTGCCAGAACATCTTGGGCATCGTGCCTTTGGCCGCGTGATCCTTCAGGCTCTCGGCATAGGCCCCCACCGCGATCACATCGCCGTGGCTGTCGGGGTCGCCGCCGAAGGTCGAGCCATAGCCCTCGATCTCGCCCGTTTCAGCGAGGCTTTTGATCGACAGGATCGGATCGCTCTGTTTGGTCCGCATTGTCCGCCTCCGTAATGGGCTGGTTCTGCATCTGGATGCGCGGCACGTCGCCGCCATCGACTTTGCCAAGGTTCTCCAGCGCCCTGACCTCGTTGATGGTCATCGCACCGATCTGGGTCATGGTCTGATAGAAGCGGGCCCGCGACTGGCTGTCCGCGCGCAGCAGGCCCTCCATGTTGAATTCGACCGAGATGCCCCGCGCGCGTTCGGCTGGCGTCAGCAGCTGTTTGGCAATAGCCTGTTCGATCCGTTTCAACCGACGGCGCAGGGTGAACTTCTGGAAGGCCAGCGTCTGCTGCTCGATGCCAGTCCCCCAAGAGGTGCTTTTCTCGGTGAAGCCGATCATATGCGGCGGGACGCCGAAAATCGTGCAGATCTCCTGCGTCGAGAACTTGCGTGTCTCCAGCAGCTGCGCATCCTCGGGCTTCAACGTCAGCGGCGTGACCTCAGTATCGCCTTCCAGGACGATCGGTCGCCCGGCGTTTCCGGCCCCGGACAGCTTCTCTGCCAACTTCTTCTCTGCGATCTCGCGCTCATCCGGCTTCAGCCAGTTCTTGAACCGCAGCACCACGCTCGGACGCATGCCGTTCTTGAAGGTTGAGGCCGAGGCCCGTTCAGCCGCGACCGCATGGCCGAAAGCCTGCCGCCCGAAATAGAGCGTCGACATGCCCTGCAACGGCCCGCCGCCGAACCCGCGAACGTGGAACACATCCTCATCCGTCAGCCGCCACGAGCGCCCGTCCTCGGACCAGCTGTATTCGATCTTGCCGTTCGTGAGCCGCCGCACCGCGATCCGCATCGGGTTGATCGGGATCAGGCCTGTGATCTTGTCACCGGACCGTTCGATGCGCGCATAGGCATTGCCCCAAAGCTCCAGCGCGGTCTGCATGTATTCCCAGAAATCGACCGCCGTCTGGTCATAGTTCGGGCTGTCATGCAGCACCCGGTAGAGCGGATGATCGGCAGCAACCGTCCGATCCTCGCCGTTCTTGCGATAGACCATCAGGGGCAAACTGCCGATCGTTCCGGCCAACAGGTTCACGCAGCCCCAGACCGCTGACAGAGCAAGGGCGCGTTCAGCGGTCACGGCCTCGCCCGACCAGATGTCGTCACGCGACCAGCCCTCAGGATCACGCATGCTCAATGCGGTAGGCGGTCCCGCCTTTACCTTCGGCGCCAGCAGGGAGCCAAGCCAATCCTTCACTCTCATGCGGCCCCCAAAGCTGCGAAATAGCTGCTGCGCCCCGCATCAGCGGACACAGGATTCCCGAACATCAGCATCGCGGCGTTAAAGGTCGCCATCAGCGCATCTATCTTGGCGCTACCGGCGACCTGCTTCGTCACGATGTAGTTGCTGCCCTTCAACTCGGCTTTGGCGTTGCCGACGTTCCACGCCATCATGTCGCTGCCGCCGTGGATCAGCTGACGGTTCTTGAGGCGGCGCGGCAGCGTCACGACCGCTTGCTGAAGCTTCCACCCCTGCCCGACGCTGATCAGGCGGTCATCGCCAAACCCGCGCGCCTCCAGTTCATCCAACAGTTCCGCGATCCCATGTGCATCGAGCCCGACAGCAGGCGTGTCTCTGGGCAAGAGCGCCGCCAACTCAAGGCGCTCGATGATATCGACTGCGCCTCGCACATCGTCACCGATGGTCTCGCAGATGGTCAGCTCACCGGCTGCCTCGAAGTCCTTCAGTCGCGGCGCAATCTCTTTCCGGTACTCCAGCACATCAGGGTAGGCCCAGGCATGCGCCCAGTGCAGCCAGTCCCGCGTTTCCTCTTCTCGGCCGATCACGGCCATGGCGAAGAGGTCATCGAGGCCGCCGCCGTCGACGCCGACCACGCACACCTCCGAGCGACGGATCAGCTCATCAAGCGTCAGGCTGGCATCCCCGCATTTCTCCCAGTGCAGCGCACCAGGCCAGCGGTCAGCGCGCAGGCCCATGCCGATCTGCACGTTGAAGTGCTGGCTGGCTAGCAGCACCAGCGCCTCAATGCCGTCCGCCTCAGCCGCGACCAGTTCGTCGGCCAGAAACTCCGGCTGGACTGACGCACCAAGGGCCGGGTTGACCATGGACCAGGTCTTCGGGTCCTTCCAGCCGCCGTCCTTCGACAGCGACAGCGGCAATTCATAGAGTACGGCGACCAGGGGCAGCACGATGTCGCCATCCCGAACCGCCCGAGCCTTGTCCAGTTCCGATTTGAAGACCCCTGCGGGCGGCTTCTTAGATTGGGTCGTGATCGTCAGCAGGAACCCGTCTGGCCGGGCCGCCAACCCGCCCTTGATCTCGCGCATCACCGCGGCGGCGCGCGACATCTCGGCAAACTCATGCAACTCATCGATGAGGACATAAGCCGCTTTGGTGCCCGTCACCACTTTCGGGTCGGCCGATTTGATCGACAGAACGGCGCCCGTGATGCGATGCGTGATCGTCTTGAGATGCGGCTGCGGATGCAGCAGCTTCAGCAGGTCCTCATCCAGATCGATGATGCCGAGGGCCTGATCATAGCTGATACCCGCGACCGCAATGGTCGGGGCAATCAGCAGGAGTTCGCACAACGGTCTTTCGTTCAGGATGATCGCGGTGACCATGATGGCCGCAGCGATTGAGGATTTGCCGTTCTTCTTCGGCACCAGCAGGAAGAACTCTCGGATCATCCGTCGCTTGGTGTCGGGGTCGTAACTGCCAAACACCGCGCGCACGAAATCGAAGACCCATTCGCCACAGACCTCGCCATAGGTCGGCGTTCCGATGATGTCCGGGACGCGAAGGCGCTTGAAGATCCGCAGCGCCTTCTCTGCCACGTCATCGAATAACGGCAGATCCGGCACCAGGCTGCGCCGCGACTTGATCCGGTCCTCCCAGTCCGGCACAGCCGTGGACCAGGCGCTATCCCGAATTGGGACCGTCATCAGTTCGGCCTGCTGAACCCGGGCGTAAGATCATCGCCCCAAAGCGACCCTTCGCCCCCGGCCGTCTCGGCTGCCATCTGGGCCGCCTCTTTCTTGCCCATTGGCTTGGCGCGCGCCGCCACCTTCGCGCGCTCTTGCGCGTCGTCGAATCGCCGCGTCGACAGCCGACGGCTATCCTCTTCAATCATCTGCCGAAGCTGGCGGACCGCGCCCATGTCACCCTTCTCAATTGCTTTTCGCACGGTCGTCGAAAAGATCGCCAGTTCCAGCCGATCCGGAAGAACATCCCGCGCAGACAGGACCGGTCCAAAATTCCGCTTCAGCGTCGATAGACCCACCTTCAGGGCTTTGGCGATCCGCTCATTCGACCAGCCCTTCGATAGGCCGCCTTCAACCATATCGAAGTCCATTTTGCTGAACTCGCGACGAGGCCGCCCACGCAGTCCTTTACGGGCTCTGGTGGGGTTTCCGAAAAGGTCAGTCTCGCGATGGTCGTCCATAAATCCTGTCCCGAAAAAAAATCTCCGCTTGAGGGGGACGCGGGTCCGGCCCCGGATGGCCCCCAGACTTTCCACCTACCCCCCCCTTGGGGGCCACGGCGTCAATCGGCCCCGAGTTCAGGACCGAGCGCGCTCTTCCCGCTGCTTTTCTCCGTCATGGCAGGGCTTGCAGAGGCATTGCAGGTTGCGCCGATCCCAAAACAGGTCCGCGTCGCCACGATGCGGTTCCTTATGGTCCGCGACCAGATCCGGCCCGGCTCCGACCCGCTGGCAGCGAGCGCAGGTGAACATCGCATCGACCAGCACCTGCCAGCGAAGGTCGCGCCATCGCTGCAACTTGTACCACTTGCGCCAGGCATAGACCTGATCGCGAACGCGGGACTGCCCATGCGGTTGCGGCATGCGCTGCTGCAGCGCGCCAACCCGAGGGGTCAATTGCTTGAGCCTTGCCATGCTGATCCTTGGAACTGAGCCCGCGCCGGATGGGTCGGTCATCTTTGCCGATCGAACGGCTGACGCGGGGAAGCTCGGTGACGTCCCGATCACCAGCCGACAAGCACCCGAAACGAAGTGCGCCCGGTCAGGGATCATCCTGCCGGGCGCACTTCTTGATACTATCCAGATATCTCTCATAGAGGGCCATAAGGGGTCAAGAGAGCTTTTTCGCCCTAATACCCGATCATGCGCGCCAGAGAGCCGCTCAGCGCTTCCATGATGGCCTTTTTGTTGCGGCCATTATCCTGCCACCTGAAACGCCGCAGCACGTCGCCCGCGCTGTAGTCATCGACACAGACCAGATGAACGACATCCAGATTGCTGAACTTGCAGCGCGTATCTTCCCCGGCTGCGAGGACCGCGCGCTTGGACGGTCGGACACGCCGAACAATCAGCGCATCTTGCCCACCGATCCTGCGGCGCAGCTGAGCCAATTCACCCGAGACCTCAAGGCGGCGGTCCATCCAGTTGCCGCCGTCTGCCGATCCGCTGGAACTATCGAGACTGGATAGCTTGCAGCCTCCCGCATCGAGGATTTCGACAAGGTCACGATACCGCCGCCCCATGGCAACCTGCCCCGGTGTCAGCGGCATAGGTCGCTTGGCACGCAATGCCTGAGCTCGCATTCGATCGAAGATGTCAGCGGTCCGGATGGCAGAACGATGCCCGTACCCAGTGGGAGCCACGGCAAAGCCGTCATCCCCCTGCGGAATGACCTCGACCAATCGCTGAAGGACAAAGCCGCCACGGGCTGGCGCGGGGATGATATCCGGCCCGCACTCATCAGGCACAGCGCTGGCCGCTCGAATGGCATCCAGCCGCGCCCGTTCTGCGGCAGCCCGCGCTGCCGCCGCCTCCCGAAACTCTTTCGTCATGCCGCGTCCCCGCTTTCGGTGGCCGAGGCCGACTGGATCGCCTCGATCTCCTGCATCTCGCGATGCCAATATGCCAGCCACCGCTTGTCGGCCTCCGAAGCAAGCCCTGCGCCGATGTTCTCGGTGATCACCTTCCGCCGATGCTGGTTCTTTTCCGCATCTTCCTTCAGATCCCGCGTCACGTACCGATTGGGCGGCGGGCCGAGGCGCTTGGCGGTTTCATACAGCTCGAACGCCCAACCTTCCGCCATCGCCTGTCGCCCCAACGCCGACTGCATCAATGTCCTGGGATAGGTCCATTCCTGATCGGAGGGCGGCGGAACCTGCAAGGTCAGCGCCCACGCCTCAACCAATGCGGCATCCGGCCACGTGCCCTTGCCCGCATGACGAAGGATCAGGTCAACCATCCCCCGCAGATTGGCATCGCTCATGTAGGCCAACCGCCTGCGCAGGCGGTGCAGCATCTTGTCATGCGCCTCGGCCCCGACCCCGCGCTTTCGCGCCAGCCCTGCCAAAGGCTCGATCAACAACCCCTCAACCCGCGCTTCCCTCTCTGCCACAGTCCCGGTCATGGCCATCCCTCTTTTCTCAGCAATGCCAACATATCCACAGGCGCGAGTCCGCATTCCTCGCGATCCGCCTATGTCTTCTCGTTTCGTTTCTTTTCGTTTCTTCTCCTTTCAGCGGTCACGGAATCCGGGCAAAAAAGGGGAAATGGTCCGGAATTTTCCGTGAAATTCCGTGACGATCTGTGTTTATTCCGTGATTTTCTGTAACCGTTCCGGAATATTCTGTAACAGTCACAGAATGTGACAGATTGCGCAGGGAGCCGATCACGACATGGCCTCCACCTGGAATTCGCTCAAAGCCGTACGAATGAACGGTTCGCGCCGCTGTGTCTCCGGATAGCGAGTCTCCAGCCAGTCATTGAACTGATCAACGAAACCTGGGTTGCGCAGCAGCTGCGGTGCCTGGATGCGTTTCTCGATCATTTCGGCCAAGTCCTTGATCCGCTTCGCCCGCCTGCGGTCGTCACGGTCAGACTTGTTCTTCCGGCTGGACTTCAAAGCCTCCAGAGCGACCTCGGTGACGACGGGATGCGCCAGCCGCACTTCGCCATTGTCGCACATCACCTTCGACCAATTGTGCAGGGGCGTGATGTCTCGACGGCACAGCGACTGCCAGCGCTCTACGGTGATCCCGAGGGCGCGGGCCAGCAAACGCTCATCCGTCGGCAGCGTCCCCACCGGCGTTTCGTCATGAGACTCACAGAACAGCAGAAACCCGAACCAACCGATCTCAGGCTCGGCCAGATTGCGAAAGCTGCTCTTGCGCCAGCGTTTCAGGTTCCACTGAATAAAGAAATGGCTATCCAGCCGATCCTCAGCAGAGATGGGATATTCCGGCAGATCATCGATCGAGACCGGCTGGAGCGTGCGAAGTGGCGAGGTCATGGCGTCAAGCACTCCCCTTCGCTACCGCAAACTCTAAAGAATCCAGATTCTGCCAAGCCCAAAGCGCGCGATCAGCCATGGCGCGTGTAGGCTCCACGCCCTCCAATTCAGCCATCAAGGCGACCATCGTCCAAAGTCCAACCTGGAATACCGTGCCCTCAGGCACGCCGCGCACGTTGATCATTTCACCGCACAGTGAATGAAATTCCTGCTGAAGGCGCGTCATGGCCTCAATAGCGTGCTCTTGTTTCACCGTTGACATCGTCAGAGCCTTTCCGCGCGGGGGCCGACAGCCGCACAGACCGCGTCAAGGCGTTTCGAGAGCGCTTCTACCTGCGCGATATGCCGCTGGCTGAGCGCAGCGGACTGCGCCTGAAACTCACCTCTGACTGTCGCCAGCTCGCTGCGGATGGCCTCGATCTCTTCGTTGCCACCGCTCGGGCCAAACATGTCCTCGCGCAGTGCTGCAACCCAGCCCGGCATAATTCCGTCACCCAGATCAGCGGCCAGCGTCGCATCGGTCTCGTGGCCGCGATATCGCTTGCCCTTGACGTCGTAGGAATTTTCGAGCGCAAGAACGATGAGGCGCTTTTGCGGGCCGGTCGGTTCGCGCGGCGGGCATTGTGATGGCGATGTGGCGGAAACTGACATGACCGGTGCGGCCTCCTCTTCCTTCTTCTGACATGCGAATGCCCGCCGACGCGCTGCGCAGGCGGGGCATTCATGCTTGCCGTTGGAGATGACCCACTTCCGGGAAGTGAGCTTGTTGTTGATCTGCCCGATGTTGAGCTGCGTCTCACCGCCCTTGCGGCGCAGTCGGTCACACGCCACCACCTCAAGAGTGCCGCAGAAATCGCAGGTCACATGCGCGCGGTGCACGCCGCCGTTGGGCGCCTTGGTGATCATGCGGCAACCCTCCCGAAGAACTGGGCCGCCCCGCGCTCGGTCGCGTCGAAGAGATACCAGCAGCAGTTGTCTTTGCCGGTCATTGTACTGTCGGGAAACCACTTCACCCTGCCGACCGAAACGATGGCACGACACAACGGCATATACGCGGCTGACTGCCGCGTGTGCGCCCAGTCCGCATCAAAGAGCAACCATGTCGGGCGAAGGGCCGAGAAGGTGCGGATCATCGGGTGAAGGATCTCGCGCGCCCAAGGCGGATTGGTGATGATGTAATCGGCGGAATCCAACATCATCCCGAGATCTTCCTCCAGCGCATCAAAGCGCTGGACATCTGGGTGCCGGGGCTCGATGTCGCCTGCCCACTGGCAGGACATTCCCCCGGCCTCCAAACCATGGACCAGCGCCATGTCGCCCGCGCAGGGTTCGATGAACATCGCGCCATAGGGCAGATGCGGCAGCAACGGCGCACAGGCGGCGCGGGGTGTCGGATAGAAGTCACGCGGGCGGCGTTCAAAACTGGAGCGCTTGCCCATCACGACCTCGCACCGGGATAGCCCGCCAGCACCATGCTTTGCGGCTCACCGCTCTCGCGCAGATCGGCATCACGAATGCGCGCCACGACCACTCGGGCAAAGGTCGTGGCCATGCCATGACCCCGACTGATGTCAGAATATTTCTCGCCCGCGCAGGCGCGGCGAAGAATTGACAGATCGCGCTCATCCTGCTGACGCGCCGCGTGATCACCGCTACGCATCATGCCATCGCCTCCAGATACTGGTCGCGGCACTGGCGAAAGGTCTCGATCACAGCCTCAACATCCACTTCGCGCCGTCGAGTCGCGGAATATGATGTGACGGGTTTCAGCACCGGCCCCGTGGGCGCGGGCTCATCCGCCAGATCCGCGATTGCGCCCAGATCGGGCATGCTGGGTTCGCCCTGAACAAGAAAGCGCAGGTGTCCGTACCGTTTCAGGTGGATGTGGATCTTGTGATCAGTGCAACCAAGAAGGCGGGATGCCTCAGTAATTGAAGCAACCCGCGTGCCATCAGGCAGATCAATGGACCTCGCGTTCTCGGCCACGACTGACTGCTTCACACCAACCCGATCGAGGCTCCCGAACTGGTCGATGTGCTTATAAAGCACGTGGGTGGAAACGCCCAAAGCGCGGGCTGCCTCGGTGGGCGAGCTGAAGCCATGGGCCTCCAGAACGGTCTTGCGGCTCATAGTTTGCGCGCCCCCTTGATCCGTTGGAAAAACCTTTCCGACTGCGATTTGAACCAGTCGGCATCGGCGGCGGATTGTTCCGCCAGCCGCATCGCCCGCCGGTGGCGGGCGTCGTAATAGCGTTGCGCCATGCGCCACAGCAGCCGCATCAGTGCACCTCCGGATCGATGATCTGGAACACGGTCTCCGCACCGACCAAAGCAATGACCTTCAGCACATAGCGAAAATGAGGGGCGTTCTCGCGCCGCAGCCAGTTGCGCACCGTGCGCGATGTGACCGGGCGGCTGTCCGAGGTCAGGACATCGGCCGCCAGCTCGGCCAGTTCATTCTCTGAGCGCGCGTCTGGGAAGGCCCGCCACAGCAGGCCCGCGAACCAGGCGCGCTCCGCCTCCTCGCCCCCGCATTTTCGGAAAGACATTTCAGATGATCCCGTGCTGTTGTGTCCTCGTGTGGAAGGACGATCATCAGAGCGAGAAGAAGACGCAGCGGGGCGAAGGCTCATGCTGCGTCCTCGGGAGTTTCGACGCAGGCGCTCGTGCGCATGTGCTGCCGCAATTTGTCAGCAATCAGCATGGTCGGGCTGGACTTACCATCCTTCCATTTTTGCCATTGGCCCCACGGCGCATTGATGGCCCTGCGCAGAAGGTTCTGCGGAGAGATGCCGCGTGCCGTGCAATAGGCTTCGATTTCAGCGACGAACTGTTCCATACGGCATTAATGGGGGTGTTTCCCCATCTCGTCAAGGGGAAACACCCCGATAGTCGCGTGCAGGAAAGTGGGGTAGTTTCCCCACATGCCTAAAGAACATCTAGATGCCTTTGCGCGCGGCTTAAAAATTATTCTTGAATCTGAGGGTCACAAGATGAAACCCCTGTCGATTGCAGCTGGCATGGGTGAGTCTGGCATACGAGACCTGTTTCGCTACGCATCCGCCCCTAAGGTTAGCAATGCGTACGCAATCGCACGCGAGCTATCGAGATCTGTAGATGAAATAATTGAGATCGGACTTTCGGGCCAAATCACCAAATTCCATCCGCCCCAATCGATAAGCATTGCAGGCCGAGTTGGTGCCGGCGCGCAGGTGCCCCTTGTTGATCACACTGCGGATGGCGGCCTATTTCAGGTCGCAGCACCAGCGCAATTGCTTCGGAATGGCACGGCCCGCGACTTTGGCGCCGTCGAGGTGGAGGGCGATTCGATGGCGCCGATGTATCAGCCTGGGGACATCCTCTTCTTTGCTCGACATACTCATGACGGCATCCCCGACGAGGATATCGGTCGCCCATGCATCGTCGAAGATGCTGACGGCATGGCTTGGGTCAAACAGGTCAAGCGCGGCGCGGAGCCGGGACTGTTCCACCTGATCAGCCTGAACCCTGACGCTGAGACCCGCCATAATGTGCGGATCAAATGGGCCGCTCGGGTGATGATGGTGCTTCCTGCTGAGATGGTGGAGAGGATTTGAAGTCGTGCCCGCAAGAAGAAGGTTCCCGATAGTGTGCGGGGATTAGGCGTATATATTGTATCGGAAAGTTGGTTCTGACAGTAGTAAAGTTCAAATTTTGCAGGAGCTTAATATGTGCAAAGCGGTGCTTACGGCTGGCTTTCTTATTGCAGCGGCGGGAACGGCTGCAGCGCAGGAAGAATGCGTCAAAATCACTGATCCGGATGATCGGCTTAATTGTTTTGATCAATCCTATAGGGCATCGGAAACGGTAGAGACCGAGAGCGAGTGGAAGGTTGAGATCGATAAATCGAAGCTTGACGACACAACGCAAGTCACGATGGCGCTCGAAAGCAACGAGCCTGTCCGGAAGCGGTTTGGAGGATCCGAAAAGGGATCTCTCCTGATCAGGTGCAAAGAGAACACGACTGCACTTTATATCCTATGGGCGGGCAACTTTATGGCAGACCTGCAGGGACGAGGCCGGGTTGACTACCGAGTCGACGACAGGGCCGCAAAAAGGGTGAATATGGACGAGTCCACAGACAACATGGCCCTCGGGCTATGGAACGGCGGAAAATCGATCCCATTCATCAAGGATATGTACGGGGCCTCAAGTCTATATGTTCGCGCAACCCCCTTTTCTGAATCCCCCGTGGAGATGACATTCAACGTCTCTGGCATTGAAGAAGCATCGAAGCCCCTGCGAGAGGCGTGCGGATGGTGATTGAGATGGTGGAGTGGCTCATGGAGACACCCACCCCTCTGGAGCAATAGACTTTCTGCATAGCAAAACAGTCGAAAAGGTCCTGCCGGCCCGCCCTAAGTGGCGGGCCTCTTACTTTCAGGACCCGGCACAAAGGCGGTGAGGCGCGGATCTCAGAACAGGGAATAGGAAAGACGAATCGCTTACACTGGGGGAATTCCCCCTTTCTGTATTTACATGGGGGATTTCCCCCAGTAGGGTGATCCCATCCCACCCCGGATGGAGCCCGCACATGCACCCTGCCCTCACCGTCACCGCAGCGCCCTCCGCCAGCCCGCGCCTGCTGATCAACATCATGGGGGCCGCGCTGCTGGCCATCTCGGCCATTGCCGCTGCGATCCTGCTGCTGGTGATCTGGCACATCCTGTCTGCAACGTTGAGCTGGTCTGAGGTCCGCGATTTCGTCGTCCCCACGGCCGCGCAAGCGCGGGACGGCGGCTGGGTCGCCATTTCAGAGCGCGCCGCACCATGAAACCGTCGCCGATCAACCTGATGGGTCAGGATTTCACCGCACAGCTGCCGACGCTGATGCAAGAAAATCTGACCATGCATGCCCTGCTGCGCCGGGTGCTGGCCGAGGTGCCCCAGATCGGCAACTCCAGCCTCGCCAGTGACATTCGCGCGGTGACAGCAGCGGCCCGGACCCGGCCACAAATTTCGCAGGCACAAAACCCAAACGCAAAAGCGCTCAGTACGACGCGCCTGTCCCGCTGAGCCGCACTGGCCCCCGGCTTCTGCTCGGGCCGGGGGCATTTTCTCAGATCCGCGCCCGGCGGCTCCGGGCAATCAGCAACAGGAACAGCCGATGAACCGCCTTCAGAAGTGGCTTCGCCATGATCACCTGCCACCGCATCTGGGTGCCGTCGTGCAGCCGATCCGTGCACTGGCGCATGAACTCGACATGGCGCTCAGCGAGGGGCCGGAGAAGACCGCAGGCATGCGCAAACTGATCGAGGCCAAGGATTGCTTCGTGCGTGCGCGCATCGAACAGGACGACGAGGCCTGATGATGGACACGCCCAACCCGCAAATGCGCAGCCTCGATCAGATGCTGTCGCTGGCCGATGCCGGGGACTATCTTCCGGATCTCCTGTCTCGGATCGAGGCCAACAACGTCGAAATGCGCAGCTTCGCGCAACAGTATTCGACCACCGCCAAAGGCAAGATCACCCTGACCATCGACGTCAAGGTCGATCCGTTCGGCGCCACCGAGATGGTGATCGACGACAAGATCGTCGGACCCAAGCCGCCCAAGCGCAAAGCCGTCGCCTGGATGACCGGAGACGGCGGCATCACCACCCATAACCCCGCGCAATCGCGCATGGAAATTCGTGACGCAGGCGGCGGGCGCCGCGAACTGCGCGCTGCAGACTGATGGAGCACTCTATGTCCGAAACACCCAAGAACATCGCTGAAACGCTGCTGGCCGAAATGCCCCGACTGGCCCAGGTGCAAACCATTTGCGATCCCGGCATTGACGGTCCCTACATCGTCGCCGTTCCCGATGGGCTGCGCGTCGAGGATCTGACCGCCAAGCATCGCGCCGTCGTCGAGGCGTTGAAGCCGCTTCAGCGCACCGGCAAAGCCATTCTGGCGGATCTTGAAAGCCTGATTGCATGGACCAATCGCTTCAAGGGGCACGAGACGGTGCTGTTTGGCCAGATCCATCCCGCGCCGAAGCTGATTTCCGTGATCGATTACCATGCCGAGGGCAGCGCGACCGTCGACGCCACGGCGGGCGATCCCACCGCCAACTATGGTCGCCATCGCGCTGTCTATGACTTCCCGGTCTCCGAACAATGGAAGCGCTGGATGGAGATCGATGGCAAGGCGCTCGATAAGGACATCTTTGGCGAATTCATCGAAGCCAATGCCGAGGACTTCCTTGATCCCACGCCCGCCCTTCTCGGGTCGCCCGGCGCCGAGGTGGAAATCTGGGAAAAGCGGATGATCGACATTGCCGCCAAAATCCAAGGGCGGTTTGGGCAATATGCCGCGATCAACTTACTGTCGCGTGAGCTGAAGATCCACGAAGTCGGGCATATCGAGGTCAAGACGAACCGCGATACCGGCGAAGCTCAGGTGCAGTTCCTGACCGAGCATCGCAGTCCGGACGGCACGCCTCTGACCCTGCCCAACCTGTTCATGATCGCCATTCCGGTCTTTGAGGAAGGGGCGCTCTACCGTCTGGCTGTCAGGTTCCGCTATCGCAAGGCGGGCTCGGACGTAAAGTTCATCGTCTCGATCTACAACCCGGACTCTGCGCTGCGCGACGCGGCGCGCGAAGCGATGGATCACGCCCGCGAGGCGACCGAACTCCCGCTGCTCATGGGTATTCCCGAAATCGGCGCGAACTGATGCTTCGGTGCCTGGCCCCGCGTGGGCCAGCATCCCAAGCACCAGCCACAAGCCTCGGAGCAAAGATGCAAATCAATGCCTCAATTACCCATCGCGGGATCACCATCCACGAGCACGATGTCCCGGGCGCGCGCTTCAGCTGGACCCACGAGGAAACGGGCTCAGCGGGGATCGCCCGGACAGCGGAGGAAGCCATCCGCCAGATCAGCGGGTTCTTTGGCCCTGATCCGGCCTGCCGCCTCTGCCAAGGTCATGGCACCGAGGATTGGGCGCTTCTCGCCTACGCCAGCTGCGCGAACTGCTTCCCGGAGGATGCGGCATGAAGGGTAACGATGCGCCGTACCTCCATCCGGTCGGGTCATCCAGCATGGCAGGTCATGAGATGTGGAAGATGCGCAAGCAGCTCGGCTTGACGGGCCGGGAGTTCGCCCGCGCCTTGGGTATGAGCCCCAATGGCTACAAGCGCATTCGCGAATGGGAAGCCGGGCGCAGGCCGATCCCGCGCAGCATGGCCGCGCGCGTCCATCGGCTGGAGGCGATGGCATGATGCGCGTGCTGATCGGCTGCGAAACCTCAGGCATCGCGCGGCGCGCCTTCGCTGCATTTGGGCATGACGTCTGGTCCTGCGACATCGAAGCTGCCGAGGATGGCAGCAACCGGCATATCCGGTGCGATATCCGCAATGGCATCCTGCAGGAGGGGTGGGACTTGCTGGCGGTCATGCATCCGCCCTGCACGCGCCTGTGCCGCTCCGGCCGCCGCTGGATGAGCGGACCCGGGAAATGGACGCACCCAAAGCGGCTGCCCAAGGGCCGCAGCTGGGAGGACATGCGCACCGAATTTGAGCTTGGCGTCAGCATCTTCACCACATGCTGGACGGCACCGATCGAGCGGGTCGCCATCGAGAACCCGGAAATGAATGATCTGGCGCGTGATCGCATGCCTGCTGACCTCCCCTCGCCGCATATGGTCCAGCCGCACTGGTTCGGTCATCCCGAATACAAGGCGACAGGCTGGTATCTGCGCGGCCTGCCCGCGCTGGCCGCAACGGATCAGCTGGTCGAGCCGGAACGCGGGACCGACGAGTGGAGGGCGTGGAACCGGGTCCACCGCATGTCGCCCGGCCCCGAACGCGCCCGGCTACGCAGCAGGTCCTATCCGGGGATGATGCGCGCTGCAGCAGCCCAATGGGGCGGCTATGCAATGGAAGAAGTCAGGAGGATCGGGTGATGGGTAGGCGCGCTCAGTTTACGGAAGCTATGGTCCGGCGTGCCGTTAAAGGCGCACGAGACGCCGATCCGCAATCGATAATTGAGGTAACGCCAGACGGGCTGATTCGCATCCTGCCACCGGAAGGACCAGCGAATCGGCAGGGCAACAAGGTAGACGAGTGGTTCGATGACCAGGATTAATCTGACCGGCGTGCACCGCGTCCGTATGAAGCTCGCTGACGGCACGAAGCGCGAGTACCACTATGCGTGGCGCGGAAAGGGTGCGCCGCGCTTCTGGTCATCTGAAAGCGACATCAAGGTTGGATCCGCCGATTATCTCGCCGCCCTCGCGGCCTGTGCGTCGAAAGGATCTGCTGCGAAAGGCAAGTTCAGAGAGGTCATCCTCGCGTTTCTCTCCAGTGCAGAGTTTGAAAAGTTGGCACCGCGCACCAAGAGCGACATGCGCGGTTCAATCAATCACGCGTCGAACGGCATCGACAAGAAGTTCGGTGACGCCCCTATCGCAGCCTTCAACGATCCGAGGATTCGGACAACGGCGCTGAAATGGCGGGATAGCATTGGCGGCAAGGTGGGCGATGACCGCATCCGGCACCTACAGCGTCTTGTAGGCTTCGGGCTGGATCGCCGCCTTCTGCAGGTCCACCAGCTGCGAGAGATAAAATCTATCTATCGCTCAAACAGATCCGAAATCTTCTGGCTTCCTGACGAAATCGAGACCTTCAAGCTGGGCGCACCAAAGCACGTGTGGCGCATTCTGGCCGTCGCTCTCGAGACTGGACTGCGCCCGGGTGATCTGTCTCTCTTGTCGAGGGAGCATATCCACCGGACGCCCCATGGTCATCGAATCGTCGTGTGGACCAAGAAGCGTCGGCGGCTGGCATCGATCCCGGTCACCCCCCGCATGGCCGAGCTCATCGCTGAGACACCTGAGCGACAGGAGCGCTTGATCGTCAACAAGGGCGGGCAGCCCTACAAGCATGAGAACTACCTGGGAGACGCCGTGTCGGAATGGCGGGACATCCTGAAGCTGCGCAAGGAACTGCGGCTTTATGACGCACGCGGGACAGCAGCAACCAGACTGCTGGATGCAGGGGCGGAACTCAAAGAGATCGCGACTCACATGGGCTGGTCGATCAAGCACGCCGCCGAGGTCATCGAACGCTATGTCGCCTTGTCGCCACGCATGACTGATGGCCTCGCAGCAAAGCTGGCCGAGGCCGAAAAGCGAACCAATCTGTAAAATGGAGTGTAAAATGGAGTGCCACAATCGGGCTGAAACCATGGTCGGGGCGAGAGGATTCGAACCTCCGGCCTACGGTACCCAAAACCGTCGCGCTACCAGGCTGCGCTACGCCCCGATCCAATGGCCTTCTAGCCGGTGGGGCGCAAAGGGGAAAGGACAATTTCGGCAGATTTCAACAGAATCAGCCCATTGTCCGATCAGCGGCACGGCTGTGCCGCCTGGGCCTGAGGCAGGGCCGGATGCGCCAGCGCCATTCCGGGGGTGATGCCAAGCCGCGCAGCGTCGCCTCCGGGGACCTCCAGAACCATCAGCCGCTTTGGCGAGGGATCGTTCGGGGCAGCGCCGGGAATCGAGGTCTCATCCAGCGGCTTCGCCATCGGGCTGACATGGCGGACAACGCCGGTCTGGTCGATGAAAATCAGATCCAGCGGGATCAGCGTGTTGCGCATCCAGAAGCTGACCTCTTGCGGCTCTTCATAGATGAACAGCATCCCCTGCCCTTGCGGCAGGTCGCGCCGGAACATCAGTCCCTGGGCGCGCTCGTCAGGTTGGTCAGCGATTTCCACGCTGACCTCCACCTGTTTTCCGTCCCCAAGCAGCAATGCTTTGTCGATCTGACAGGAAACCGGGGACATATTTGCGGCCGCGCTGCCCGTTGTAAGGGCCAGCATGACTACCGCAGCTTCAAATTTCAT